AAATATACAAAATAGTTAATCAACCAAATGAATTAGAAAAGAAAGAAAATTATTATACTCTTTGTTTAAATAATAATATTAAAACAAATATTATAGAAGAAAATTTATCAAAAATAAATATTCAATATATACAAGGTTTATTTGACGCAGAAGGTTGTATTTTTATAAATATTGAAAAATTTTATTTTCGTTTGTCTATTTCACAAAAAAATCATCCGAACATATTAGATTCTATAAAACAATTTCTAGGATTTGGAAAGGTTTATAATTATAATTTTATTATTTATAATAAAAATGATTGTTTGAAATTTACACAACTTATTAAAAATGGATTGATTGTTAAATATAAACAAGCGTGTGCATTTGAAACATTTTTAACAACGAATGATAAATCCATAAAAGAAGAAATGTATAAAATTTGTAATGAAGAAAAACATGAAATAGAATATTTTACAGAACTAAATAAACAAACCGAGGGAAAGGAAGGTTATTTAGATATGATACATTTAAGGGAATTAAAACAAAAAATAGGTAAAGAAATCATATTAAAACAAATTTACAAGGAAAAATCGGAAAAAATGAAAGGAAATGGGAATCATAACTTTGGAAAAAAATTATCAGAAGAAACTAAAAAAAAAATGTCTACTTCTATTCGAGATTCAAAAGGTGGGGTTACCGATGATATGATTATACAAGTTAGAAATATGGTTCAAGAAGAGAAAACAAATTGTGAAATAGCTTATTTGTTAAATTTACCAAAATATACAATTTCAAGAATTAAAAATGGTAATATTGTTTGTAGAAATGAAGATAAATTAGAAAAAAAATCATTTAGTCAAGAAGAAATTAATTTATCTAAAAGAAAAATTCGAATTGATGAAATATTATTTGTAATAGAAAAATGTATTGAAAATGTGAAACCTTCCATTATATTAACTATCTTAATTGATATTAGAAACAAAAATAATATAAAAAATACCTTAACGATTGATATTATTAAAAACATCAAACGAAATATTCAAAAAAATAAAATACCTTTTTATCCAAGTGAATTGTCTTATGAAAAATATAATGATTATAAAGAAAGAATTCAATTATATGCAAATGAATGCGACAAATGTATATGAAAAATGAAATCGGAACGTAGAGAGAAAAAAAGAGCAACCAAACGAGATATAACTGGGGAGGAAGTTATTTTTATTTTTGAAAAAATATTAGAAGGATGAAAAACGATACGTATATATAATACAATCATTCAACAAAATCCGGGTTCTAAAATTGATAAAAAAAAAGTGGAAGTCATTGCTACCGGACATTGTAAAGTATATGAAAGTGAATTATCTAAAGAAAGATATGAATATTATTTATCATTAAGAGAAAAAGTGAGAAATATCGGTACACATAATGTAGTTGTTTCTATATAAATAAAATATTACAGAAAGACATATCCATACTATGTAGAGGTTCATATAAAACATTTTTTACCTGAAAGATTAAATAAATTAGAAATAAAGATAAAGATAAAACGACTTATTCTATAAAATGCAAAAATTACCATATATTCCAAAATCATGTATAGGAAGTTAATGATTTTATCAATCATCTTTTAGATTTTTTGCTCTACTTTTTTCCAAAAAGTAGATGGAAAATTGATTTCAGAATTCAAAATAATGTTAAAACATTCAAATACTTTACCATTATTCAAAATGAACCCTAATACCAAGCAAAACCAACCAATTAAACAAAACAGATCCACTTATCTTGTCCCAATCCAGTTCCAGTTAATGACGAATACAAAATCAAAAACCTATCTTGTAAATACGAATTGGACCATCGAAGAATTTATCAAATTTATAAAATACCAACTTTACTTAGATTCCGATTATTACGGAATTGATATTGAAAAACAACAAGAAATCGATTTTGTTCCTTGTTTTTCAAAATCTTGTTTTGATCTGTCCTATTTTCATCCAATGAACCAATCTTATTGTTATAACGACTATGAAAAATATAATCCATTAAAACCTTCCTCTGAACTATTCAAATATTATTTTAATCACAACTATCCATCTTCGTTTAAACTATCTACCAAAATACAAAATATATATTATCCATATTATTAAGCAAATTGAATGTTCAAGGTTCGTAAATAGGTATGTAATCCAGCATCTTGAATAGGTAATACGTACGCATCCTCTTCCGTTTCATTATGATGTGAATGCCATAATCCTGGAGGAGTAATAAAAACCGTTCCTGTTTCCCAAAAACATTTTACGGGATTTTTTATTTTACCATCTTCATCTAATTCTTCTCCAATGAGTGTATAAATACCCCCTAAATTATTTTTTACAAAAATACAAAAATCCAAAGCCACCGAATTGTGACGATGAGGGCGTTGACTACAACCTGCTGGTAATACATTCAATAAGGACCATAAAGTATGAGTAATTGTTTTGGTAGATTTTTCAGTGGCTTCATTCCCTAGTAAAATACCTAGTCGATTAAGGTTCAGTCCTTCGTTTTCTCTCCGTATATCTGTTAAAGAACTCCATAATTTTTCTTTTGTAAAAAGGGTAATGTTAAATTTTGGCAAGGATGGAACTACTCCTAAATATTTTAATAAAGGTTCATCGGTTACCCAAAGAAGAACACTATCTTCAATGGCATTTTGTTTCATATCTCCTGTATCTAAATATGGAATGACAAATAAATCTCCTTCTTCCCAATCGATGGTTTGACGATTACCTTCTTTGCCATAAATCGTTGAAAATCCAGAACCTTTAATCACATAAAAAAGTTGAGAAGTTGCAACTGCCACCGTAGTTATTTTTTCTCTTTCTCGAATTTTAATAAAAGAACAAAGGAGGGAAGGGGTCGTTGCTTCATACTCCGTATCAATATAGGAATGATTATCAAAAGGAATAATTCTTGTTTCTTCATTTTTATACAAATCAGCGTCGTGAAAAAAAATAGGTACTTTTTTTAACAAGGGATTGGATGCACTTGTGTATTCGTAAATACGCACACTTTCAGTATTTTCAGTATTCTTTTTTAAAGACATTTGTACTTTTATAAATAATATATATTTTATAATCTGATTTTATTTTTATATTTTTATATCGACTTTTTTATTTGTATATTTTATTTGGATCATGGTTCGCGATTACTACATAATAAACGGTTCATATTAATTACTTCTGGTTTTTCGGTATCTTCTGAAAATAATTTTAGAATTTGTTCATCATCTCGAAATCGGATCGTATAATCTTGTTGAACATTACTTCTACCAATTCTCCCCATCGCTTGAATAATTTTCTCTTGGGTTAAATTCAAATCTTTACTTAAATAACCATGACAAAATTGATAATTTGTCCCATATATATAATCACTTGATGCAATAATGATATACAATTTTTGTTCATCCGCCATACGTTTCATAATCTCAATATATCTGCCATTTCTTTTTTCTCCTGTTTCAATTCCTTTTCCGTTTCCAGTCGCATTACTAAAAACCCCAATTCCCATCATTAATAAAATTTTCCAATTATCTTCCACACCATTTAACAACATGATTTCATTCACGATATCTTCCTCAATATGACTAGTAAATGCATTTTTCACATTTATTTCTTCTGCCCATTTTTTCAGATGATGTAGTTTATTTGGAACAAAGGTATCATTTAAAGATACTGTACGTATCATACTTTTTAATGAATATATTTGTTCTTTCATCTGGTTCAATTTATTCACTCCTCCACTAGTAGAAGAGTTCGTATGGTTGTTATTATTTGTAGTACTGTCTTTACTAGATTCGCGGCTTTCCTTCTTTAATTTATGACCGTCTTTGGAAGATAAGGAAGAAGTAGAATTTCCCTTCTCGGTCATAAATTCTAATTCTCTCTCCAATTCATCAATTTTTTCATTCAACGAATTATTGAATTCAATCTTTTTCATGATTTCATTCATTACCAAGACAGGAATATTGGCTTGTTGAATACAGAATTTTGCAATCTTTTCTACATCATTTGCTAAAAAGATCGTTGGTCCATCGGTTAACGTATAAGCATCTTTGGTCGTTACATAAACCGCACAATTTCCAGAAGAAGGATTTTTTTCCGAAGAAACAGATTGGTTCATAAAAGATGTATCACTCACGGATCGTACAATTGATTTCCCATCATTGAAATGTAAATTCGATATTGTTTCTTTAGATGCAGTTATATTGTTTAAAGGTCCACCAATACTTACGCTTTTCTGTAGCACTTTATTACCTTTTGTATCAATCAAATGGTTCGGAATAATTCGTTGTTTTCTATTTATTTTTAGATGAGTTAATACGGCACCCCATGTTCCACCGATGATATTTTTTACAATTTTCAAATAATATAATTTTATATTCTTCATTGTCAAGTCATCCAAACTACAAAAATTACGCTCAACCGCCATTTTTCCACTAATAAAATTATTTCGAATTGCCACATAACTAATAAAATCCACGACTTCTTTCAGATCAAAATAACGAAGAAGTGTCAAATAATTCTCACAATTCGTCGCTATTTTTTTCACCTCTTCATAGTCCTCACTTAATAAATGCGGTAAAACCACATATCCATTATTATTCACCATCGGGATCGATTTCTTACAATCATGACTGACAATATTATGAACATTCGTATGAGGAAATTTTTCTTTGAAATCGGCAATTACGTCCGTTAATTCATGTAATTTCGGTAAGGTAGCCGAAGAAAGCACCATGTTTGGGATTAAATTCTCTTTCCAGTTCTTATGAATAATTTCATGTATTTCGTGACTTTCATAATCCATGGTGATCGTAGGTTCGTCCCAGTAAGTAATAATATTATGTTTTTCATTAAAAGAACACATGTAATACATGGCTGGCAAATAGGATTTGATATCACAAATGATAATTTCCACCTTTTCACCTACACTATTATCCACTTTACGAATTCCACCTGTACGCCAATCCTTCGTATAATCCTTTGCAGCAAAATAATGGAGACGAATATCTTCTGCCGATCCACAACCGAAAGCAAAAGCGATTTTTTTATTCATCGAAATCGCCGATCTAGCTAAAGAAATACCTACGTGTCTGGCTGCACAAACAAATATGATTTTATGACTTTGAGATAAGGCAATCGGTGTCAATGTTTTTCCTGTTCCAGTTGGTGCAATATAAAGAACTAGATTTTCAGGAGATTTGGAAGGTTGATTGAAAATCGTGAATATTTCCTTTTGATGTTCATATAATGTCATATCTGCGTATTTTAAAAGATTGGTATTTTTCTCGATATATTCTACTGCATTTTCCAAAATAACTGAGATCTTCATTTTTTCTTCGTAATATTTCAGTACTAATTTGACAATTACTAGAATATGTCTGTTTAAATGTTCAATATTATTTTGGATGAGTTTATAAAGAGTAAAATAATAAAATTCAAATGAATTATTTTTTTTTATTTCATTTTTTTCATTTTTTTCTTTGCGTTTTGATTTATCCGTGAAGTGGAAGTGGTTTAATAATTTTTCTAAATTGTCAAGTAAAACGTTCTCATAAATATCTTCTTTGGAGATACTTTCTTCTGTATTTTTTTGTAGTCGGATTAAATCCGCTTTTTTAATGTTTATGTTTGTATTGATATTTAATTTTTTATATTGTGCTACGAATTCTGTTTCTTGTGTCATATTTTTTATCATACTTTCTATTTTTTTCAAGAAATATTTATTATATAAATAATCTTCCATCCATTCGTTGTATTCTATTTTCAAAAACCCGAAGAGGGAAGGATGATGGTTCACTCGAATATTCACGTCACCATACCCGTCAATAATTAATTGAAGTACTTTCTTTTCTTCTTGAGAAATAGATAATTCAATTGACTCCCATTCCGCTTTGGTTAATTTACGTTGATTTAAATCCATGTTTTAAAAATTAATATAATAATTCGTATAATGTATGTACTATAAATTACTATATTCGTTTTTAAATCAATTTTTTAAATTGTTTTTTAACGAAGAAAAATGATAAATAATAAATGTCTAAACAATGGAAGATTTATATATTCGAACTTATTTTGAATATATAAATTTTAATGGTCTAAAAAAGTTTGAAGAATGCCATGAAAAATGGTAAAATTACGAGGATCCATGAAATTGTTTTATAACCTTTACTACATAAAAAGTTTAAGAACCAAGCCCATATCATAATAAAAAATCCATTCACTAGAAGAGAAATGATGCTGAAATTTGTAAAAAAACCAATGATTAAGGCAATCATCGCAAGGACGAAATATATCATCGCAGGAGTACATAGTTTTGAAAAATTCATCATATTATATATTATATTGAGAAAAAATTGAAATTAAATTCTATTTTTAAATGTTTTCTATTATTAAAATCATCTTTATCTAAAACAAATGTCGAATTATAGTCCAACTCAAGAAGAAGAATATTCTTTATATTTTGACGGTTGTTCAAAAGGAAATCCAGGACCCGCTGGAGCAGGGTTTGTTCTTTATCAAGGGTCTAGAGAAATATTGTCTAAAAGTGAATTCATAAGTGAACATGATACTAATAATGTAGCGGAGTATCATGCTCTTGTGTTAGGATTAAAAAAAAGTTTGTCTTATGGTATTCGCCGATTGACAGTCTACGGGGATAGTTTATTAGTGATTAAACAAGTGACTGGTAAATATAAAGTAAATTCACACAATCTAAAACAATATCACGATTATGCGATTGAATTGGCAAAACAATTTGAATTTATTCGATTTGAACATGTACTTCGAGAGAAAAACAAACGAGCGGATGAATTGGCGAACTTGAGCTTATTATCCACTTTATCCACTTTTTCCACTTTTTAGAAAAAAGTGGAGCAAAAATCCTGGTGTAAAACGAAGTAAAAACAAATAAAAAAGTATTAAAAATCCATCGATTTTTTGCACCACTTTTTTAAAAGTGGATTTGCACCACTTTTTTAAAAAGTGGATAAAGTGGTTCTAATGATATTCCAAGAGAGAAATTCCAAATGTCTTGTTTGCCTTATATTTCAATAAATCCACTTCTTTATTCGTGGTCGGGAATTCCTTGTTTCCATAAATATCTTGTAAAAGTAGCCATTCAAACATCCCGCCCAAATATAAGTGTACATTGAAAAACCCCAAAGAAATTAATTGAGCATATTTTTGATAAATCTTTTCGTCGTTCGTATTTTTTCCATAAATAATGACAGAAATGTCTTTTCTCCCTTTTTGTAAAAGACGATTAATCACTGTTTCTTCTTGTTCTGCAGGTAACGTATTCGGTAATAAACATCGTTGTTCTTTTTCAGAAAGTGTATTGATAAATAAAAATTGTTCGGGGTTTCTAATCGCATATTGAATATCTTCAAAACTGATTTTTTGATAACTCGATTGCAAAGAAGTTACATTTCCCATGTTTTTTAAAAATAATTAAAAATATATTAAAATATGTCAATGTATTTTTAAATCCTTTTTTAAGGGAACCTACGGTTCCCCTATGACCCCTCCCTTTTCCCTTCGGGGTGGGAGTTATGAATTCAACTAAAATTAAACCCTTATAAATTATCACTTTCTCTTCATTTCAACTATAATGACTTGCACCTTTATCAAAAATCCAATGATAATCATTCACATGAACTTTTGTCAAAATACGGTTTCTTAATCCGGGTGCTGATATATTTATATCTCTAGCAGCATCAGCCATATTTTTAAAATATATTTTTTCTCCACTAGAACAACATACCTTTATCACAGGTTGATCACTATATTGATCATCCTGACTAATATTTGCATATCTCCATAAAAAGCCTTTACATACCGTTTTATTTCTTAATGCAATCCCAACGGCTGTTCCTGTAGTAAGACCCATTTTTCTACCAGCCTCTTCGATACTTGGATAACTAGCAATTACTTCTCCTGTATCTTTATTGATTTGATCAATCGCACGTTTTGCTTTACGAACAACCGGAACTTCTGGGTTTTCTATTTCATTCACAAGTGATGTAATATTTTGATGATTTAATTTGTCCAAGATATCTTGTAATGAATAACCCTTTCCAATAATAATTTCTTCTATTTTTGATACAATTTCAAAAATAATTTTAACATCATTCAAATATCCATCATACATATCATTTCCTAATTTAGTCAATCTTTCTTTCAACAAAAAATTCATTATTCTCTCCAAAAAAGGATAATGAACCGTTTTTGTATAAATCATTTCTCCCTTTGGTTCAATATTTTTAAATATATTCGTTACACTCTCTAAATCTCCTATTCTACAAACGCCACATTTATATCTATATTTTTTATGTTCAAAAGCATACAATAAATAACCATTTACTAAAAAGGTCATTTTAGAGATGGATTTTGATTTATTTTCATTATAAAAAACAATCGGCGAAACTTCGCTTAATTTTATTTCTAATTCATTATTTTTATCCAATAATTTTTTATTTTCATCTTCCAATTTATCTATAATCGTTTCGAATTCTTTATTTTTTTCGATTACCTTAAGATAATTTTCCATATTGTATTCATTTTCTTTAATAATATTTTTAATCATTTCATCGATTTCATCCAAAGTAAAATCGTTGATTGCAAGTAATTCAGTATAATTCATATGATCAATAATAATATTTCTTCTTTTATTTTTCAATATTGGATGTTGTTTCATCGCATTTTCAATTTGTATTTGGTTTGAAACTTTAAAAACATTCATTAACCGAAAATTTGTATATGTTTTTTTATGTGTTTCTACTCTTGATTGTAAATGATTTGAATTACCAAATTTTATTAGACGTTCGTTGGAAATACTTTTATCGTCGATTAATCCATAATAAACACATTGAGAATTTCGTGCAAATTGTTCCAATAATGTTTTCTCTCGAAGTAAATCTTTTTCTTTCTGTGATTTGATTTGTTGTTCTTCTAATTCTTTATTTTTTTGTTCTAATTGTTTATTTGTCTGATCCAATTGTAATTTCATTTCATTACTTTCTTCATTAATTACTTCCTGTATAATTTCTTCCATTTTCAAATAGTAATCATGAATTTCATCTGCCTTTTTTGTTCCAGCTTTTAAACATAAAGTTTTAAAAGCTTTTACGGTTAACATAATTTTTTTTATATTATGACCACCACTACCCTTCTTTTTTTGCTCCTGATCACTTGGCAAATAAATTGTGTAGTCTATATCTAACTTAAAATGTTTTTCTAATAAATAAAGTGAGTTATATTTTTTATTAAATCCTAACCATTTCCATACATCATCTAAATCAATAGCAAAGTCTGTTTTTTGATCATAATTTAAAGAACAATAAAAACTAGCAATAAATAATTGTTGGTCATAACCTGTAAATGAATTGACTACTCGATTAACTAATTTATTGTTGTAATTACTTGAGAGTTTTGTAATGGGATTGGTTTCAATCAATTCAACAATATTTAATTCCATTTATATTGAATTATAAAATATGTCTTTATATTGTTTTTGTTTTTTTTAATAAAAACAAAAATAAAAGCAAAAATAATACACGTTTATTCGTGTTAAAACACGATTTAATGAAATTGCACCACAATTTCCACCTTTTCCTTCTTGATGCTCTTGGTCGCCGAAATCGACAATTCTTCCCGCTTCTTTCTGGTCTTCGAGTTATCAATCACTAATTCCTTTTTTTTCGATGTACTATTTCGACTATTCATATCATCTTCAATCACATCATAATTCTCTTCGATATAATCGATGACCTTATTCTCTAGCGCCCATTTGAAAAAGTTCAATTGTCCAATCGTGGTTTCAATACATGTATCCACTTTATAAGGGATGCTAATCCGTTCCCATCGACAAAACGGATCAAAACGGCGCTTGCTATATGCTTTCAATTTCAACTTGTAATCAATATAAACTTTAAACCTTCGTGTATTCCCAAATTCATCCGTTACATTATATAAGGTGAAATATTTCTTGGCATAATTTGTTGCAAACCAATCCACAATACGTAATGAAATTCTTGATTCACCTGTAATGATTTTCAACATTCGATTTAAAATCGTCTCATTTTTATAAAATTCCATTAAATTATTCATTAATAAATCATTCTGACTTGTATAAGTATTCATATTTTTTTGATAAATTTTAATAAAATATATCAAAAGTATTTAAATCCTTATTTTAATTTATATCTTTGAAAGAATTCGGTTCTCTCTTTTTTGTTATTCTAACGATTTATCTGTAAAATTCGTAGTCTGGGGTTGCAAAAAATTATTTTGAACCGATATATCATTTGCATAATCACTATTGGTTAAAAAAGGGTTCATACTTACATTGGCAAACATTTGCCTTTCGGATAATTTCTTATCCGTATCTTCTCTCTTATTCACTTGTCGAAACCCTTGCATTTCTATTTCTTGTGATTTATTCAACATATCCCATGTATATTCATCATGGTTCAACGCAATATTATAAGCATTATTTGCCTGTTGATTTATTTGAACATCATCCAATACTTTGTTATCATAAAAAATACTATCACTTGATGAATTTTCTTTTGTTTGTGATGGTTGGTTTTGGAGTTGTCTTCTTCGGCTTCTCTCATATGGTTGTCCTTGGGTCCATTTCCAATGTATCATTATTATTATAAAGCATAGTTTATGTATATCTTTCTTTTAACGTAATTCTTTTTCTAAACCTTCACCTTCGTTTTATACCTTCGCTTTCGGTTTAATCGGTCGCTTTCGCTTTACACCTTTGGACATTTAAAATGCCGTAAAATAAAAACTATTATATTTACTTTTAATAAGTGTATCTAATTTATTCCCTATTTTTTTTTTTATATTTTGGTATTTATTATAATAATGTTTATTTTCTGATAAATTATTTGAATATACAATTTTTAAATCTAACGTTAATATGTTATTTAAATAATTTAAAACATTTTTATCAATTACACAATTAAAATCTAAAACATATAATTCAAACAAATTATTGTCTAAATAATAATAACCTTTTTTATTTTCTAATTTTTCCAATATATTTATATCAAGTATAATAGATAATTCATCTAAACTTTCCATACTTCCAGGCAACGTTGAATATGTAATAATCTCCTCATACATAATATATAATTCATCCTCATTTTTAATACTAATTGTTGTATTTTCTTCACTTATATTATTAAAATAAATTTCATCAGTACTAAATGATTGAAAAAAAGAACTTAACAATCTATTTATTGGGTTTCTTATACATGTAATTATTTTTAATTTTTTGTTTTTAATATTTTTGTAGTTAATTAAATATTGTACAAATGTTTCTTTTGTTGGAGGATTAACTAAATTTAATTTTAAATTATTTAAAGAATGACAATGTTTTGCTTTATAGTTATTTTTATTAAAAATGGCAAGTAACGATTGGGTAGATGTTTTATGTGATGAATAAACCAAAAAATCTAAATCATTAAATTCTATCATATAATATATATATTATATTTAACAAATTTTATTATTATTATTTATTATTATTTTTTATCTTTATATCTGTATAAATTTTATAATTTTATAATTTTATAATTTTATAAATCGGCGTTTTAAATGTCCAAAGGTGTAAAACACTTTTTGATTTTATCCACATCTTTTTCAAAGGTATGATCGATATCCATTTTATACAAACAAATACTTGTTACAAAAAGAAATAGTATCGAAGAATAAAATAATCCTTTGGATAAAAACAAATACCATTTTTGGAAAGGTTCGCTTGAATTTTTCCAAATACTTTTTAATAGTAACACCAATAAGGTAGAAATAATAATATTCGGAATATAATGATCGGTATTTTCTAAAGATTCTTCGGGTTGATATTTCGTCCCAAAAATAATATCACATATATCTGGTCCCATATTTTTAAGAAATACTTCATGATGTATTTCATGCACATGGTTCACATGGAAAACCGTATAATTTATATTATGTATGGTCGTATAGAAAAAATAATAATAAATCACAATCCAATCGTCGATAAAAGAGAGAAAAGGAACCATATCTATGAAAGAATATTTGAAAGGAATGATGCCAACAATAGAAACGAATTCTAGTACAACTTGTATAAAATGATTAAAAGGAAGATTGTACCGATGATGATAATCATGAATAATATTATGTGGATATGAATATTCAAAATGATGCCAATAGTGTATTAGATGGGATGAAAACATACCTATTGTAAAAGTTAAAAAGATAGTCACATTAAATTCGCATAAAATAAGTAAACTAATTGCCAAAAAGATCCATGATTTATAATTTATCAAAATCGAATTCAGAATATAATAAAAATAATGGCTCCAATCTTTTATCATTTATACTTGATTATTTTTTTAATATACTAATATATAGTAATATTCAATAATATACAAATAATAAGTACTAAATAAAGGTTCTACTTTGGACAACTTCAGAAAGTAGCAAGATCAAGATGAAGATCAAGATCAATTAGGATATAATTTTACGTTCATCATATTCATCAAAATAAGAAATAATATTTTTAATGAAATAAAAGACCATAAGTTAATCAATAATTCCAATTGTTTCTCATATTCATGATTACATTCGTAAACAATTCCTAGATCTTTGAGAGAAGTTTGTCTTGTTTCTACTAAACTAGTATTTAAATATTTTTTCTCTAAATTGGTTAACGGACAATCATGTATGAAAACAATCGACATACAGTCTAAAATAATCATATTTAATAAAGCAGATAAATAAAAAATATTATTACTAAAAAAGAAAACAAAACATCCTAAAATAATAATTACATAATGAAGAATTAAATAATATTGTCCAATCATTTCTTTCCAGAAAGGAGAGAAAGAAACAGAATACTCACGAATGACATTTCTCGGTAACGAAGAAATACATTCTTTTACTTGTTTTTCATCGTGTTTTTCGATTGACGAAATCGGTTCGCATTTTTCTATTTCTTTTTGTTCTTCCATACAATAATTCAAAAGTTTATCTACTTGGATATATTTTTTTCGTGTTTTTTCCTATTTTTCTTCTCTCTTTTTTCCTTGTTTTCCTTGTTTTCCTTGTTTTCCTTGTTCAACTTTTGTAAAACCGTCAATTCTTTTGATAAAAGATCATTTATTTGATTGACCTTGGTATTTAATTTGTAAATTGTATAAGACAACATGATTAAATAAACATAAAAATAAATTAAAATTGGAATTAAAAAACAATACATTTTCAATATAATTATATTTTTAAAATAAAAAGCATTTTTATCCCTTTTTTTGTTTTTCTTTGTTTTTTTTTGAGAAAACAAAGAAAAGATGAAATCTAAATATAATAAGCATCTTCTTCAAGAAATGATATATGATTATAATTATCATCTTCATACCCAATTATATCAATATAGATAATTGGAATATTTGAATTACCATTATAATGAATAAAATAATCTTTTTTTTCATTTATGTAAATGGTTACATAATTCGTATTATTATAACTATTATAATTTTTTTTCGGAATTTTGGATAATAATTTATATCTTTCGTCATTTTTAGGAATTCGGTTCATCAGTTTTCCTCTTCGTAAAATAAATCGATCATCAAAAGAAAGGATTTCAAAAATCATGTCATTCGGAAGATTTTTATACTTCTTTAAGTTCATTTGATATATATTATATATTTGATTTCTATAAATATTCTTTGAATAACTCCATTTTTTATTGGTTCTCCTGTAGAGCGTCAATCAAAAACCTCATCACTTTCCATTTTCACAATTTTTAATTGTTTCGTAAATAAAAATCCATCTTTGGACTGGCATCTTCTTTTTAAATTACATTTTAAACAGGACAATACCACATTATCTAGATTATGTCCTAAATCATTATTGATACGATCTAATGTCCACTGTTTTTCTTCTCTCACAATTTCATATAAAATAAAAACTTCAGAAAAACAATAAAAACATTTACATTTGGTTTCAAGGAATAAAGAGAGAACATAATCATAATCGATTGTTTTTTGATCGTCGTATTTTTTCTTCTCCAAATCTTGTTGTTTGTAACTAGTAATTTTTCTCTCGATTTGTTGAATAAATAACTTATGAATAGAATTGATCGGTTCCTTTCTTTCTTGAATTTCATTTAAAAGGTTCATTTGGTTTTCATAAGTAAAATCTTCGGTTGTTGTATTCCATTTATCTGTTTCTTTTCTTTTTTTGTCTTTTTTTACTTCTGTTTTCATCACTTTTTTCATTTGATATCGATTATTTGTACCTTGAAGTATTATTTTCTTTTCTTCTTGCATACACTTTATACTTTATATACTTTTATACTATAAATTCCATGTTTGATAATTCGAACAAGTAACGTTTGGAACAACTCTCCACAAGTAGTCCATTTGCGTAAATTCCATAATTTGCATAATAATTTTCGTTTTCCAAAGCTATGTGATAGATTGTGAAATTACCTTTCTCTTCATAAGGTTCACAATCCTCATTTAAAAATGATAATAAATGTATTTTTCCATCGGTTTCAAGGATTGATCCGAATACTTGCCTCGTTTCTTCCTGTTGTTCTTCTGTCAACTCATCTACCAAAATCGAGTGTCCACCTGTTAAAATAAGAGGCTCCACAATTTCTGGAAATTTTGGATTGGAATATTGATACAATCGGTGTAGAATACGATTTTTGTCGCCAGAATTATAAATCTGGGCTTTCCCAATGATTTCTACCTTCACATAATTGTGTTGAAACGTTTTTACCAACTTTCCTACGCGGATGTCCTGAATAGGAATATATTCCTCTTTCTCAAGGGTTTCATTAAAAACCAATATTTTACTGTCTTCTTTGAAACAAGGAACCGGATTTTGGATGGTTACATTTGTGTTTGCACCAAATGTAGGCGAACTTCCCGAAGATATTGTAATTCCAATCGTGTATACTCCATCTACAGAAGTATTATCCGCAGAAAAAAGATATCCAACCCCTGATGCAAAATTTAAACTACTTAAATCATAAGTTGTGCTTGTTGCAGTAATAGTTGTGCTACTAGTAGGATCAATTGTAATATTACCCGTATTTGGATTGAGAAAGCTAATTACATATTCAGTTCCAATATTTAAATCAATTACACTTCCACCGACTTGAAATGATTGTCCAGATACAACCGTACTTGGACTAAAGAAAAAAGAATCAACCGACATTTTATAAATTTATATTATATAAAAATAAATACAAAAAATTATATTATATATAAAAAAGAGTTAAATCGAATTTGTTATATTCAATTACAAGAATTATTTTAAAATGGAATTAGTCATCGATGAAGCAAATGAAAATTATCAAGAAAATAATATAAAGACAATTGAAAATATAATTGGTGCGATTGAAAAGAAAGACGAATGTATTGAATTGAAGAATATTAAATATAAAACAATGTTATTAAAAGGGGTTCAATTAAAAGAAACACCGTCCTCTTCCAATGATCTCTCGAATTTAGATAAATTTTTGGATGATGAAAAATCCAATAATAAAAACGAACAATGGACGAAATTGGACAAAACCGTCAAAACCAAGAAATTACTTGCTTTTGTAGAAAAATATAAAAAAGAGAAAAATTTAGATGAAGAAGATACCGAAATATTAACACGGTTTTTTAAAGATTGTTTAGATAAAAAGAAATTAGCTCGTGTCAAAGATGTGATTTATGATAAAGTAAGCGGAGAAATCAAAGAAATTCCTGCACTTTTACATACCAAAAAACATTTTACGTTGAAAAATATGGAGAAACATGTTTCTACGATCAAAAGTTTACCACAGAAAAAAAATATTACCTTGAGAGAAAAAACAGAGAAATGATCGCCGATTTTATAAAACGGAATACAATAAAATTGAATACAATAAAGTAAAATGAAATAAACATAATCAATTATATTTATTATGTTTATGTCAATATGTTGTTTATGCGGACACTCTCCGAACCATCTTTACATGAATGATTTAGAAAGTCTCGTAGATATAAGTCACGAGTTTGATCTAGATCTAGATTATTCGGAAGAAGAGGAAGACCAAGAAGAAATATCCCTTTTATTCGACGAAAAATCCGCCCAAGAATTTATCGAAAATACGCTTCTATTAATGGATCAATTCATTCAAGATAATCCCAAATTAATTACGGAACCGACTTTCCATGAAAATTTTGAGTATGAAATCCAAGAAATCGTTTATTCTTCTCTCGAACCTTTAAAACCGAAACCAGATCTTTGGTTTGAATGGAACCAAATCGACGAATTATTCAAAGAAGAAATCAATCTTCTTTTAGAAAAGATATTTGAGATCTTTTTCACAACGATTTATCCGAGACGTTCTTTTGAACGAAGTATTATTTTAAAATATATAAACGAACCACAAAAACAAATCATCGAGAGAAAAATAAGATTACTAAAAAATAAACCACAACCCGTTCAAAGAACGAAAGAATGGTATGAATTCAGGTATCAATTAATTACGGCAAGTAACGCATACAAAGCATTTGAAAGTCAAGCGATGAAAAATCAATTGATTTATGAAAAATGTCATCCTTTAACTACGAATTTTGTAACCACCGGACAAATTAATATCAATACGACTTTACATTGGGGTCAAATGTGCGAACCTCTCTCGGTGATGTTTTATGAAAGAGAATATAAAACTCGAGTAGATGATTTTGGATGTATTCAACATGAAACGTATTCTTTTCTAGGAGCATCCCCCGATGGAATTAATATTGATCCGACAAACCATCGTTATGGGCGTATGTTGGAAATTAAAAATATTGTAAATCGAGAAATCGATGGAATTCCTAAAAAGGAATATTGGGTTCAAATGCAATTGCAAATGGAAACATGTGATTTGGATGAATGTGATTTTTTAGAAACGAAATTTACCAAATATGACTCGAAAAGTGATTATTTTGCCGATGATACGAATGATAAATGTGTGATTATGTATTTTGCGAATGGGGAAGGAAATCCAAAATATATTTATCAACCTTTGTATCTCCTTGATCAACCGATCGAAGAAATAGAGATTTGGCAAGAAAAACAGATGGAAGAAGGTGAAAAACAGGGATTAAATTGGATTATGAATATTTATTTAAAATTAGAAATCATGAGTTGTGTATTAGTCACTAGAAATCGTCGATGGTTTCAAGATAATGTGCATGAATTAGATGCTATTTGGCGAATTATTGAACAAGAGAGAGAAACAGGATATGATCACCGTGCTTCAAATAAAAGAGAAAAACGTTCGCAATCCATTACAAATGAAGTGGATGGTAAGGAAGCGGGTGGTTGTTTCATTCTTTTAAATAAGGAAACGGGGAAAACAAGTCTTCGTCCCACCTTTTATCCCACCTTTTAGGAAAAGGTGGAGCCAAAAAACTCGAATGGATAATATTTCTTTACACCTTTGCACATTTCAAAAGTTATATAAACGCTGATTATTTTAAATAATAACCTTTAATATGTTTTGAAGCATAACACGATGTAGCATAATGTCCTTCTCTACCACAACGAAAACAATTATTAGCACCATCATCTTCATCATCATCTTCATCTTCCTCGTCTTCATCATCTTCATCTTCATCATCATCTTCATCTTCCTCGTCTTCATCATCATCACTTTCATAAATAATTTGTTTTTTATTTTTTGAATTACAATATTTTTCGTGATGTTCACATTTTATTTCTTCTATAAACTCTTTTCCACAATATTCACATCCCCAAACTTCTTCTTCATATCCTTCATCACTATCCGTTTCCCAACATTCATTTTCTTGACAATCTTTCGCAAAATGTCCTCTTTTCCCACAACCAAAACATTTATCATTTGTTCCATTACTCATTTGTTTCAAAGTATCTGTTTGAGATTTGGATAATTTTATAGAAACAAATGAACCACCGCGAACATTATTTATTCCATATTTATCCATATAAATTCTTGTATATTTGTCTTCATCATAATCATCACAATTAGATTTAAGTTCTACAATTCTTAATGGTTTATATATTTTAGTCCATTCTGAACCATTTGAATTAAAATGATTTTCTAACCTAAATTTTGGATTATTTGTTTTTCCAATATAATATTTTCCTTGTTCTAATTGAAGTGTGTATATGAAAACCATTATGAATATATTATTTATGATATTACTTATAATATTTAATTCAATTTTATTATAAATAATCGACATTTGAAATGTAAAAAGGTGTAATATCTTTTATCCCACCTTTTATGAAAAGGTGGAGCCAAAAAACTCGAATGGATAATATTTCTTTATATCTTTTCTCATTTTTTTGCATATTTTTATTCAAAAAATAAAGACATGAATAAAGACATGAATGAATAAAGGATTTAATAAAGAATATTTGTTGTATTTGTTTTATACGTCAACATATTCGGAGCGGTATTATAATAATTCACTCGTGTCCCATTACAACTTTGTGTAACGGGTGGCAAAACATGAGCTTCATTCAGTTGAGGTTGAAACTCTTTATATAAAGTTCCACAAAATTCGGCTGGCATACATTGACCAACATCTGGATTATTTGGATATTTTAAATTATTCGTGATTTGTTCATAAGACCCAACTTTAAAAACAGGATAATGCCACCACATCATTTGTTCTTGATAACTTGAAACGTTTTTATTATGGGTACTTGGAAAACTATCACTTAATAACCCTCCATCTTCAGAAGAAGGAAAAATACCATAAGTATGATTACGATGAACTTTATTGTTGCTCGCACCTTCGATATTATTATTTTCATTTGTATAATTGGCAATCGTTTCGCCTAAATTTCGATAGGTTTCCACTCTTTGACCCGTTAAAAAAAGATTACTATAAATCATTGGAATAAAAATAGCTAATAATAAAAGAACGAATAAATAGAAAGAATTATATATAAAAGATATCATTAATAATTATTATATATTTTATTATATATAAAATAAGATTATATTTTCTAGTTTTCAAAACTAAAAAATATATCATCTATCAAAACAACTTAAAATCATTCTCTATTACTATAATAAATTAGTAAATCAGTAAATCGATTTATCAAACAATGAACGAAACGAGTAAAGATTTATTGGATATGCGTGTTACGAAACGTAATGGTGAATTAGAAGATATTTCATTTGACAAAATATTATCTCGTGTAAAAAAAGTAGGTCAAGAAACAAATATTCATATCAATTATACTTCTTTGGTAATGAAAGTGATCGATCAATTGTATGATACTATTAAAACAACCCTTATTGATGAATTAGCCGCAGAACAATGTGCTTCTTTATCTACCAATCATCCGGATTATGGTATTTTAGCATCACGTATTATTATTTCAAATCATCAAAAAAACACTTCTCCTTCGTTTTCCCAAGTGATGGGACAATTGTATAATTATCAAAATATCAATGGATCTCCTTCCCCGATTTTATCCGCCGATTTTTGGACCTTTGTATCTTCCCATAAAGATGAATTAGATGAAATGATTATCAACGATCGTGATTATTTGATTGACTATTTTGGGTTCAAAACAATTGAACGTGCTTATCTTTTACGTATTAACGGCACACTTGTAGAAAGAATACAACATATGTGGTTACGTGTTTCATGTGCAATCCATTTAGGTAATTTGGAAAATATCAAAGAAACATATGACTACATGTCGCAAAAATATTTTACACATGCTACACCAACTCTTTTTAATTCTGGAATGCCGCAACAACAAATGAGTTCTTGTTATTTAATTGCGATGGAAGACGATAGTGTAGAAGGTATTTATAATACGTTAAAAGATTGTGCTCTCATATCAAAATATTCTGGTGGGATCGGTATTCATATTCATAATATACGAGCGAAAGGATCTCAAATATATGGTACGAATGGAAAAACAGATGGAATTGTTCCTATGCTTCGTGTTTTTAATAGTACCGCAAGATACATTAATCAGTGTGGAAAAAGAAACGGTTCCATCGCGGTTTATTTGGAACCATGGCATGCGGATATCGAAGATTTTTTAGAATTGCGTAAAAATCACGGAGACGAAGAATTAAAAGCCCGTGATCTATTTTATGCTTTATGGATTAGTGATCTTTTTATGGAAAGAATAAAAAATAATGCAAAATGGTCATTCATGTGTCCAAATGAATGCAAAGGATTAGCCGACGTTTATGGGGAAGAATTCAATGCTTTATATGAAAAATATGAGTCGGAAGGAAAGGTACGTAAAACGGTAAATGCTCGTGATTTATGGTTTAAAATATTGGATGCACAAATGGAAACAGGAACCCCTTATTTACTTTTTAAAGATGCTTGCAATAAAAAATCAAACCAGAAAAATTTAGGTACCATTAAGTCGTCAAATTTATGCAGCGAAATTTTAGAATATTCAGATGATAAAGAGACCGCAGTATGTAATTTAGCGAGTGTTGCATTACCTACTTTTGTGAATTCGGATACAAAAAGTTTTGATTATGAAAAATTACATGATGTTGTCAAGGTAATGACACGCAATTTAAATAATGTGATCGACATTAATTTTTATCCGACAGAAAAAACGAAACGTAGTAATATGCTTCATCGACCCATCGGAATTGGGGTTCAAGGATTAACCGATACTTTTATTTTGATGGATATTGCATTTCATAGTGAAGAAGCAAAGAAAATAAATAAAAATATTTTTGAAACGATGTATCATGCTGCTTTAGAAAGTAGTAACGAAATTGCAAAAAAGAGATATTTAAAAATGCGAGAAGAAATCGATGAGTTATACAAGAATATCAAATCGATTTGCTTTTCAAAAACATCGAATGAAAAACAAAATACAATTGTTATTGATAAAAAAGAGTTTTTCGATGATAGTAGTGATTGTAATAGTGATTGTAGTATTGAATATGAAATCAATATTGAAATAAATGATTATTATCAAAATCTGGAACCGATCCATTATTATTCCAAAGATGAAAATTATAAAAAAATATTTAATGAAAATAATCGTTTCGGATTGAATAACGCGGAATTTAAAAATCTAATTCATTCAAATTGGAATAATCCGTCGTTTGAAGTAAATCCTTATTGTGGGGCATATAGTTCTTTTGTTGGTTCGCCCGTATCTCAAGGAATATTACAATTTGATATGTGGAATATTGAACCAAGTGATCGATATGATTGGACTAAATTAAAAGAATCGATAAAAATGTATGGTATAAGAAATTCATTATTACTAGCTCCGATGCCAACTGCAAGTACTTCACAAATATTAGGTTTCAACGAATGTTTTGAACCACTTACAAGTAATATTTATAGTCGTCGTACGTTAGCAGGTGAATTTGTATTAGCGAATAAATATTTAATGCGTGATTTGATCGATCTTGGACTATGGAACGATAAAATCAAAAATAATATTATTGCGAATAAAGGGAGTGTTCAACAATTAACCATGTTACCAGAACATATACGTAATAAATATAAAATTGTATGGGAAATACCGATGAAACATCTGATTGATATGGCGGCAGATCGTGGAGCTTTTATTTGTCAAACTCAGAGTTTGAACCTTTGGTTAGAAGATCCGACTTACAATACCCTTACCTCCATGCATTTTTATTCTTGGAATAAAGGTTTAAAAACCGGTATTTATTATTTGCGCCGTAAAGGAAAACATCAAGCACAACAGTTTACAATTGAACCAGAAAAAAAAGAGGCGGAAGAAAAGGATGAAATTTGCGAGATGTGTTCTGCTTAACATAAAGAAATAAAGTAATTGATTTTTATGAAAAAACGAAACATCGTAAAAAAATACTTTTACTTAAGGTAAAGATATTACATGATACATATAATTCAAAGGTATAATTATATTTTTATAGCAAAAGTTATATATATATATATATTTTTATAGTAAAAGATCAATCATTTTTTTAATTTTTATATTTTTATCTAGAATATCATAATTATATTTTAATTTACAGTAACAACGTAAACAAATCAAAATATCATTCAACGAATTATGTAAATTTCTTGGTTCCGTATTAAAAAGTTTTTGATGCAACTCAATCAATTTCGGAAATTTCAAATAATTACCCAACATATTTACTTTTTTAAGATTGCATAATTTTATACTCTCTTTCATAGTACAATAAATTGGTTTGTTACCATACATTAACATATGTAAGAAATCATTCATTAATTTTCTTTTTTTTAATACAGAACGTGTAATGACCCCATCTTGATTTTTTACGATTTCTCGCATCATTTCAATTTTCAACATATTCAAATCAAATTGAATATTATGTGCTACGATGCATTCTACTCCCTGAAAATCATCCATAAATTCTTCGATAATTTCATCAAAATAAACGCCTTTTTTTTGTGAAATTTCATTCGTAATTCCATGAATTTTAATACTCTCTTCACCAATTTTTATGTTTTCAGGGAGTTTAATGACATAATCACGTATTTTTATCAATTCATCATTCTTTGTATCATAAATTAAATAACTCAATTGAACAATATAAGGAAATAATAATATGTTTTCATAACTAACTACGCTCGTTTGTGGCAAACCGGTAGTTTCAGTATCAAACACACAAATTCTCATGATTAATTATTTGTTTTATAATTTATTTATATTTATTTTCTTTTTAATCAAAAATGAATTCAATTTTTTATTCTTTTTCATAGATGTCTCAAAAGTTTTTTATGTGGCAAAGGTTTTTTATTTGGAAAAAGTCTTACATATACCAAAGGTTTTACGATGCCATTCCGTAATTCCATATTGTTTAATCCCTTCCAAATGTATTTTTGCACCATAACCTTTATTAGTATCAATTCCATATTTTTCAATCAATTCCGGATATTTTTCACATAAATCTTCAATATATTGATCTCTCTCTACTTTTGCCAAAATCGACGCCGCCGCAATCGCAGAATACTTATTGTCTCCTCCTTCAATACATATATGATCGATTGTATTTATTTTTTTATTTTCTTTGTCATAAAAAGAATAATGATTAAAATAATTGCCGTCAATTAAAAGACAAACCGATGTTGGAAACACTCCACATTTAGATAACATTTGTATTTTATAATTCGGACTATTTTCAAATAATATATTATGGATCGATTGATGCATCGATTTTTGTGTCGCTTGTAATATATTGATTTGATCAATTGATTTTTCATCTTCATAAGTAACCGACCACATAATTGCATTCTTTTTAATATAATTTGCAACTTCCTGTATTTTTTTTTTCGAGTGAAATTTTTTACTATCTTTCATTAACGTATGATCAAATAAATCTCCGTTTTTAGGTAAAACGACGGCTGCTGTATATACACGTCCAAACAAAGGACCACGACCTGCTTCGTCTACTCCAATTTCCATAATATTTTCTTCTTCATAAAAACTTCTTTTTAAAAAGAGGGGAATTGATGTTTGTCGAACCTTTTTTGAAAGTTTTTCACTAACTACATTATTTATTTGTTCTTCTTCATCATCTACAATAACCGCATAATCATATTTCTTTTCTTGATATAAATTTTGTTTCATATTTATATATTTGAATATTATTTGTTTTACTGAAAACAAAGATTTAATTTCAATTATTTCAAAAAAATGTCAAAATATTATTTTCACAATATAAAATATACCGAATGTCTTTATTTTATAGTGCTTTATTTCTTATTCTAATTTTATTGTTAGGAATATTACTAGCTCCTTTTTTAGGAGGAAATAAAGAAGGAATGGATACCATCCATCAAAATACAACAACTTCACAAGATACAACAAGTTCCCCAAAATCAAATACGAATTCTTCTTCTTCTTATGATAATTACAATCATTTTACTGGTTCTTCTAAACCTACCTTAACTAGTTCTATGTTTTACGGAAAAGATGGATCTACTTTAGCTGTGAATATGAATGGAACGAATACGCTTACTACACTTGATATCAATGGCAAGTCAATTATTTACGCAGGTCTTCCTTCCGTTGATGGTACTGTAGATAGTTTTATGGGTCCAAATGGTTCAGTCGCAGTCGTAGTTGACATTCACGGAAAAGAAATTATTGTGATTAAAGATAGTGCTGGTAATGAAACCGTTTATACAACTACCCCCACCGAGACAAATCCAAATAATGTATTACCTAGTATAACTCCGTCTTCTACTCCAAGTAGTTTGATTGGGTCTTCAACAAGTAATACGACAAGTAACATGGGAAATAACATGGGAAGTAACATGGGAAATACAAGTAATATGGGAAATAGAATGGCAAGTAATGCAACAAATAATCCAAACCCTAACATATTACAAAGTGGAATAACACAGACAATGCCAAATTATAATTATTCCTCTTCATTACCTCCGGGTATTCCAGCAAGTCAAATACCTCATGGACAAGAAGATTTATATATTTTAAAAACAGAAGTGGTTCCACCTGTATGTCCAGTATGCCCGGTTCAAACTACACAAAAAAAATGTGCTCCTTGTCCAGCTTGCGCTCGTTGTCCTGAACCTAGTTATGACTGTAAACTTGTTCCAAATTATTCTTCGATGAATGCAAATGCTCCAATCCCCGTATTAAATGATTTTTCTACTTTTGGTATGTAATATACCTTTTTAAAAAAGGTATAAATTTATTCAATTTCAATCTCGTTTTTTAACACATTTTTTATCCATTTGAAAACTAGATCCTTTATCTTCTTGTGGTACAATTTTAATAATACATTTTGATTTCTTCCCATAAAGTGGTTCCGTACAACCCTTTTCTTTTTTATTTTTGCGTGTTTTCGTTTTCGATAAAAAGCGAAACAGTTTGGGTTTTTCTTCCGTACATCGTGAACGAAAATGTTCATATCTTTCTCTCACCTCTTCATAAGTAAGGTTTGATTTTTTATTCAACATTTTATTTACCGTTTCATGTAATTGATAAATATATTTAGAAAAATTCTCTCGACACTTCATATCTTCCATCGTAATCGGATGTTTCATTAAATTATTTTTTAAATTTATTCTGCAGTATTTACAAGGAAGTATATCTCTCAAAGATAAAATAAAATCTTTATAATGTTTTTTATCTTCATTGGTAGGATTGTTCGGATAATTAAAACTCATGATATGAAGAAAATGCCACATACTTGGTCCCCAAACCGACGTTAACATCCCATCCCCACTATTATAATCGTTGCTAGAATAAACACGTTTTGTTTTATTTATTTTCTTTATTTTATCTATTTTATCTATTTTCTTGATAAAAGTTTGACGTTTTCTAGTATTTTTACTTCCATACATATAAAATGTATAGAAAATAGTTTTTCAAAGAATAATGATCTGTATTTATCGTTAAATAAATAATAATTTATTCTTTGAATAATATATCATTCATGTTTCGTTCAAATAATATGAATATAGGAAATGGTGGTGCTTTACAAAATACGGGAACAATGTCTAAAATAAAAGGTATATTTAGTCGTTTTAATATGACCACTCTTATTTATCTTTTCGCTTTTCTTCTTTTTATTTTTATCGCATATTATATCTATCAAAGTTATGTTACTCCAAAACTAGCACCTGTATACAATGGCAGTTCATCCAATTCAGGAAAACAAGCCGAATTATTGCTTTTTTATGTTGATTGGTGTCCTCACTGTAAAACCGCAAAACCTGCATGGGAAGAAGTAAAAAATGAATATAAAAATCAATTGATCAATGGTTATAAAGTAATTTTCAAAGAATATAATTGCACGGAAGAAAGTGTGGAAATTGAACAATTAATAAATCAATATAATATTGAAGGATATCCTACCATTAAACTTATTAAAGACGGACAGGTCATTGAATTTGATGCCAAACCTACAAAATCTACTTTGGAACAGTTTTTAAATACGGTGCTTTAAGAAAGATTACACTAAAAGTAAATAAACCACTCTTTTTTTCTTTTTCTTTTTATATAAAGTTATCTTTTTATAAAATATAAACGATCAAATAAAATGTCTAATATTTTTACACTTGAAAACATCGAAGACTTTTCCGAAAAAATCAACATTGATGATCTTTATGAAAAAAAAAGACAATACGATTTAAACAAATTAGCATTATTCAATAAAATATTAAATCGGGTTCATGTAAAAATTAAGACGACCTCTCGACAAAATATGAATGAACATTTTTGTTGGTTCGTCGTTCCAGAAATGATTATCGGTGTTCCAAAATATGACCAGGGAGCTTGTATTGCTTATATCATGGATAAACTTAAAGAAAACGGCTTTAGTATTCGATACATTCATCCCAATACTCTTTTTATTTCATGGTTACATTGGGTACCTTCTTACATACGAACCGAATTAAAAAATAAAACAGGGATCGTTATTAATGAATATGGAGAGAAAATGAATACCCTCGAAGATCGAAATGAAGAAAAAATAACCCTTTCTTTTAAAGGTAATTCTTTAAAGCCAAGTACAGGGTTTGACATAAAAGATACCAACGAAATGATGTTGAAGATCCCTCTATCCTCCTCATCGAATGTAAATGAAAATAAAAAACAATCCAATAAAAATTATAAATCGATACAAACCTACCAACCATCTGGTAATCTTTTTTAGGATTTTTATTTCATTTCATTTTATTTCATTTTATTTCATTTTATTTCATTTAGTATTTCATTTAATATTTCATTTAATAAATATATATTTATATATCTGTATATATATAGGGAACATGAATAAAACAAAAAAAATAGTTTCAAAGAAAAGGGTTGAAACTAGTAATAAAACGAAAACCAAGAAAAAATATAGTAAAGTATTACCTCATTTAACCAAAGAACAACAACTTACTATTTGTCAAAAATTCCCGAATACATTCGTTACTTTTGAAGATAAATTTAGTAAAAAATACGACACTACGATGAAAGATCCAAACTTCAATCGAACCAAAGAATTGATGAATATTTATAATGAATTTATAAAAATTCCCAAAAGTGTAAAACCAAATTTTGATTATTATACTTGGGTCAATTATATTTGGTTAAATAAACCCCAACTATTAAAAAGTAATGAAAAATATATTGTGCAAATTGACGATTTCCGTATCGTTCAACATAAAGTATATGGACAACTTTTGGAAATCGTGAAAGAATACATACATAATAATCATAATGAAAAATCAAAACAAATCAAAAATATATATGAATCCTTTTTAAAACTCAACAATAATGAACAAAACAAAACATATACTTCCCAATTTATCGAAGAAATCGATGAAATGCGAAAAGACAAAAAAAATGTATGGAAACTAATGTCTTTTTTGAATAAAAATGAGACAATTTCTTATGCGGCACCTTTTTCTTGGTCCTTAAATCCAGATGATAAAGAACCTAGTATTTTCCGTTGTTTTATTAATTCGCCACAATTATCGTTATTAGATATTAGTTGTTACTTTGAAGATGGTCAAAATGTAGAATATAAAAAGAGTGTTTTACGTCATTATTTTAAATATCTGAATGATTTATTTAAAAATGTCTTTGGTGAAAATCACGGATATCATGTTCGTGATATTTTTGACACAGAAGTTCAGATTTTGAATTTTATGATTTGTGATAAATACAAAAATGGTCCAAATAATTATAATCGTGTTACCACCGATGAAGCTGAAAATAAATATCATTTTAACTGGAAAGAATTCGCCAAGGAATTAGGTTTTAAAGAAACACCTCGTTTTTTTATTACAGCAAATGTAAATTATATCAACTGTGCATCCGACCATCTATTGGAAAATTGGGATAATGAAAAATGGCGTACGTATTATATTTACATTTATATCCGTCAAATGACAAGATGGAGTAATTCAGGGCATCAATTATATTATGAATTTTTTGGCAACTTTTTACGAGGTCAAGATGCGGAATTAGAACGTGATTTAAGACCTATTTTTGCATTATGTTATTCTTTTAATACCTTCTTGACAAATGAATATGTAGCTAGATATGAAAATAAACAATATATTGAATATGTGAAAATATTAGCAGAAGATTTAAAAATGGTTTTTACACGTATTATTCATCGTAACAAATGGTTACAACCGATTACAAAAGAACATGCATTAAAGAAACTTCGTTATTTCAAGTTTATTATTGGTTCTCCGAAAATTCTTCGTGAAGATCCTTTGTTGGAATATTCTTCCGACGATGCATGGGGTAATTTAGTAAAAATATCTTCTTGGCGTTTCCGAAAATCGGTTCAATTAGAAGGAAAAAAAACAATTGATATTCCTGTGATCGATTGGGCAATGAACCCACCTAAATTAATTGGAACACAAGCATACGTTGTGAATGCAAGTTATACTCCTTCAAAAAATAGTATTTACATTCCTTTAGGATATATTCAACCCCCCTTTATTGATTTACAAGAGAGAGGAATTGAATATAATTTAGCACATATAGGAAATACGTTAGCTCATGAAATGAGCCATTCTTTAGATGATTGGGGAAGTAAATATGATTTTAATGGTAAAATGAATGATTGGTGGACGAAAAAAGATAAAAGGATATTTAAACGTATCCAAGATGATATTATTAAACAGTATGAGGTATTTGCTTTGAGAGATGGAATAAAATTTGATGCGTCTATTGGTATTGGAGAAGATATGGCAGACATATCAGGATTAGGTATTTGTATGGAATATCTACAAGATTTTCAAAATAGAAATCAAGATATTTTTAATATTCGTGAATTATCCTTTAAGGCGTTTTTTGTTTATTATGCCGTTCAGCAAAAGCAAAAAATTAGTAAACGAGCTATTACCGCTCAAATACATACTAATCCACATCCTTTAGACAAATATCGTACAAATGTACCACTTTCCAGAAGTTCTACCTTTAGGCATTTCTATAATGTGAAAGAGGGCGATGGAATGTGGTGGCATACGATGAATAAAGTATGGTTAACATAAATTATTTATTTGTATTTTTTGTATTCCTCTTCTTTAGTATTTTGTTTTGTTTTTGTTTTTGTTTTTGTTTTGTTTTGTTTTGTTTTGTTTTAGGAACTTTAGTAATTTGTCTTCTTTTAAAATATTTATTTTATATTAATTTCCATATTTTCATATTTTTTTTATTGGTGTATATTATATATAAGATGGCTCCTTCTCGTAGAATGAAACGTGCTGCTAACATGCGTAAAATGAAAACTCTTAAAAGAAAAGCAGTCAAGGCTGTTTCTCGTGCTGCTTCCAAGGCTGCTTCCAAAGCTGCCTCTGCTAGTAGAATGGCATCTGCTGCTGCATCCAAAGCTGCTTCCGCATCCAAATCTGCTTCTGCCTCCAAGGCTGCCGCTGCTGGACGCATGGCATCTGCTGCTGCATCCAAAGCCGTTGCTGCCAGTAGAATGGCATCTGCTGCTGCATCCAAAGCTGCTTCCGTAGGTGGTCGTGCTTAAATTTTTGTTTTTTTTACATTTTCACTTTTTACCTTTTCACTTTTTACTTTTGTAGAAAATAAAAATATAAATATAAATCTTTGCGTTTTACTTCTTTTCACATGATCATTCGTTTTACACCTTCGCACATTTAAAGTGCGTGGTAACTGTTGCCTTTGCCACTCATAAGCGCCCACAAAGTGGGCGTTTTGAATGTGCAAAGGTGTATAAAAACGATTGTTCCAAAGAAAAGAAGTAAAATTAAATTTTTCTCTCAATTATGATTATTTATTTTGTCAAATCAATCACTTTTTCTTCCAAGTGTTTTAATTGATACTGCGTGGTTTCCAAAATCTTCGACTCCACAATCGCTTCGAATATTTTGATACCTTTTACATAATCTTCTTCACAATTCACATACAATTCGATAATAAGTTTTCTTGTTTCAACAATCAATTGGTCCAATCTTTCTTCATTTAGGGTTGGATGAATACGAACTTTTTTCTCTCCAGAAAAAGGTTCAATGACATAATTAAATATTTGAAATATGATATTCAATAATTTATTTTGATTTTCATTTGTTTGTAAAATCATTTCTTTAATATTCATCGCATATTGGTGAAAGAGAGAATTGGTTCCGTTTTTATTTTTTACAGAACCATGATAGCTTTGTTTAAATGATCCTTGACATCCTTTCGTTTTTTCATAAGATTTTATTTTAATATCTGCGAATTTTTTAATTTCTGGAGGCATTATTTTATTACCTGTAAAAGCATAATAAAATGTTTTCAAATCGTTTTCGTATTGGTTGGCTGTTTTTTCACTCATTCCTGTAAATTTACCAGTAGAATAGTCATACTTATCATAGTATAATTCTTCCAATTCTTTCATTCCTGGTTCATCGAATAAAGAATTAGAATTTGGTTCAGAAGAGCAAATGTCTGGATTTACCTGAATGTTTCCAGATTCATCGATTTTATGATAATCTTGACCCTTTTTTAAACGATTTATACGATTGTCGCAAAAATTCCAATTCATTTTTGTTTTTACACTTGTTGGTATTTGATGTTTATTATAAATACTTTTTCTTATCGTGGTGCCAGTAATAGGATCTTTGTATAAATAAACGGGATTAATGGTCATTAAAATGGCGGCAAAAATATGGGCTATTTTCACATAGAATTTTGCAATCCCGATACATACACGTTTTTTTTTAATTTCTTTTTGACGGTCGTTGGAGATGTCCAAATCATTTAATTGATCTTTATTTAAATAGTAAACCTTTTTCTCCGTCATATCGTTGACTTCTAGTCCATTTTTTACTCTTTGTTCTAAATAAGTAATCTCTTGATGATTGAAGTAACGATCAATAATATCGGAAGTTAATACGACTAATTTTTCACAATATTCTTTTTCCGATAATTTTTTTAAACTTTGAAAATCCGACGTTAAAATATATTTAGAAGCAATATAATCAATGGCATCGTCGAATTTATTGAAAGAATGCTCTGTATTTGTATTTTTATTTAAGGTGGAAGTCAAATTTCCCATGATTTATTATATTATGGATAGATAATTATAATATACAAATAGAAGTTATATTCTTTTTTTTATATTTTGTATTTTGTATTTTGTATTTTGTATTTTGTATTTTGTATTTTGTATTTTGTATTTTATAAAATTGAAATCAAAATATTTTTTCTATTCTAATAACACATCTATCAATGTTATTAGAAAATGAGTATTCTATATCAAAACTTTGTGAAGAAACTCAAACACCTGAAGTTTATATTCACAAATTACCTCGGCATAAAGATAATTCCAATACAAAAACAAAAAAAATAAAAAACAATATCGATAAATCAAAATTATGGAGTATTTTTGACAATGAAATTTGTTTAAAAGAAGATGATCCGAATTCAAATACAGCAAAAATCGATCCTTTAGAATGTATTTATCGTTCTTGTGGAAATCGCGAAATGTGTGAAACATGTCAATCGAGCCTCGCCTTCTCCGATGAAGGGTTTCTTACTTGTACCAATCGTAAATGTGGAATTATTTATAAAGATTTAGTCGATCATTCCGCAGAATGGCGATTTTATGGTGCAGAAGATAATCAACATGGAGATCCAACACGTTGTGGAATTCCGATTAATCCTTTATTAGAAGAATCATCTTACGGTTGTAAAGTATTGTATACTGGCGGAATGTCGTATGAAATGAGAAAGATACGTCGTTATACGGAGTGGCAAACTATGCCTTATAAAGAAAAATCACAATATGATGATTTTCAAGTGATTACCAACATGGCACATAATGCAGGTATTCCTAAAATGATTATTGACGATGCTATTTATTATCATAAAAAAATATCTGAGTATGAAGTAAATTTTCGCGGGACAAATCGAGACGGTATTTTAGCCGCTTCTATTTATATTTCTTGTCGTATCAATAATTTTCCAAGAACTGCCAAAGAAATAGCAAGTATTTTTCATTTAGATATTACAAGTGCGACAAAAGGATGTAAAAATGCGTTAGCCATTATTAATAATTTGGAAAAAGATACCATTCATAAAGACAAAACTAGTTTCTGTAAAACAAGACCAGAAGATTTTATTGAACGTTTTTGTAGTAAATTGAATATTAATAATGAACTTACCAAACTATCTCAATTTATAGCAATCAAAATTGAAAAAGATAACATCATGCCAGAAAATACCCCTCATTCAATTGCTGCAGGTATTATCTATTTTATTTGTCAGGTATTTCATCTAAATGTATGTAAAAAAGATATTAAAAATGTGAGCGAAATAAGTGAAGTTACGATTAATAAATGTTTTAAAAAATTAGAAAAAAAAACGACAGAATTAATTCCTCTCGTTATTCTAAAAAAATATAATATTTGTTAAACCTCAGCTCCCTCGTCTTCGTCGTCTTCCTCTCTATATTATTTCATTTCATTTCATCTTGTATCCAAATAGTAAAAAATCCTTTTCATAATATTTATTTATTGCTTTGATCGAACTATTATTTAGATAATTATAATAATTTAGATTTAATGTATTTATATTGACCCTCGTTTTTTCTTTATAATGGTTATAATCAATATGCCCTAAATCATACATATCACTATTTAGTTGCTCCATTTTTAAAATCGTGATATTTTCAATGATTTCATCCTTTTCATTCGTTACAAATTTGTATTGTGGGGTTTTATGATTATCTAATAAAACAATATCTGTATTAAAATATTTTTGAATGATTTCAAATACCTCTTCTCTTGACGTATCTAAATTTATATATTTAAAATGAAATAAATCACTAATTATTCTCTCGTATGGATTACGAACAATCGAAATGATTTTTATATCTGAAGTAAAATGTACTTTAAAAAAATCTTTATGTTGATAAATCATCGAATATGGTTGATGTTGAAAACTTATATTATTTGGGGTAACTCCTCGTCTTAAAGTAGACCATAGAGATTCGCGATTTAAAGGTATATCATATTTTTTTTGAAAATAATGTTCTAGACTGGTACCTCCCGTTTTTGGTATATGAATAAGCAATAAATTCAAGTTTTTTTCTGGATTGTAAAAATATGGCATATATTATTTTTATGCGATATTTTTAGGTTGTTTAAATTTTAGAATATAATTTTTAGAATATATTTTTAGAATATATAAGTTATTAATTTAAAAATATTTTAGTAGATTTAATACAGAACGATACGTATCACAAATTATGTGCGAATTTGAAAATACACAAAGAAAAATACCCAAAAAAATATTTATTGTGCCATATCGCAATCGTATTCAACAGAAATTCTTTTTTTGTAAATACATGACCTTTTTATTGGAAAACCAAGTAAATGATTACGAAATCTATTTTTCTCATCAAACCGACGAGAGAAATTTTAATCGCGGAGCAACTCGAAATATCGGATTTTTAGCGATCAAGGATAAATATCCAAACGATTACAAAGAAATGAATTTTATTTTTAATGATGTAGATACCATTCCATTCAATAAAATATTTAACTATGAAACAACGAATGGTGTTGCAAAACATTATTATGGATATACTCATGCCCTCGGCGGAATAGTAGTAATGAAAGGTGGGGATTTCGAGAGAATTAATGGATATCCTTGTTTTTGGGGATGGGGAATGGAAGATAATTGTTTACAAAAAAGATGTATTGAAAATGGCATTGTCATTGATCGTTCGGATTTTCATCCAATCGGTAGTCCAGAAATACTTCAATTATTCGATGGGGTATCACGTATTATAAGTAAAAGAGATCCATTACGTATGAAAAATGATAATGGGGTCGATGGATTAAAAACAATACGACATTTGAAATATCAAATTGATCTTTTTTCGATGAATTCAAATGATAATATTTATTTAGTGGAAAATCCAAATATTTTTTATATTAATATTTTTGGATTTCAAACATTAAATACCTTTGAAAAAGAACAATATTATATTTATGATTTACGTGATCCGACAAAAAAAATAATTCATTTAGATGAAAGTCAACGGAATTATAAAGCCGTTTCTACTACGGATGAATGGAAAAATATTCCAAATTTGCCGCATCATATTAATCATAATCATCCTAATAATTATAATAAAAATCCATTTTCTAAACAGTATCAATCTCCAAACTATCCGCATCAACAACAACCTCAACAACCTCAACAAAAGCAAGTAAATCATTCTTCTCAATTAATTGTAAATCCTTTTTCTTCCCATTATATTCGTGCAAATAATATTCCACAGCGTGCAACAAAAAGTGCCAATATAAATCTCGGGGGAGTAAGAAAGTATTAGTCTTGATTTGTTTTTGAATAAATATAAATATACTCATTATAATTATTTTGTCGTTTACTTTTTTTCAAAGGAATAATCTCTTTGGCTTTACCAAAAATCGGAATACATACCGTTTCATAAATTTCTAGATTTATATTTAAAGCATATATTCCACCTGGTTGCAAAGAATGATATGTTTTTTGAAAAAGCGGTTTATAAAAGTTTTCATTCATTTGTTTTTTAAATGAAATCTTTCTCTCTCTTTTTCCTTTGTTTTCTTTTTCTTCTTTCTCTTTCTCTTTATTTTTATCCACATTTGTAATCATTGGCTGATTTGAATACATTTCTAAATCATAATAAGGTGGCGACGTAAATACCATATCGTAAATTAAGGAAGAATAATCGACCGTTAATGCATCCTCGAAAAAAAATTGTGTTTCTGTTTTTGATCCCTGTGTTTTTAAAAAATCCCGCATTTTTTCATACGGATCGATTAAATGAATATTCGAATCAATCCCAATATATTTTGGTACTCCAAGAACAGAAGCACCAATTAATCTCCCACCCCATCCACAAGTAAAATCCAATACGGTATTCGGTTTGTACTTGGTATATATTTCCATCGCCATTAATGGACGGAATATATTAATTGCACTTATACAAATATTATAAACTTCTTTATAAACTTTCTCTTCATTCTTCGTATTATTTTTATTTTTCACATCAATATAATATTTTAACATGGTTTGAATAAATTTCTTTTTTTTTAGCGGATTTTCTGAATTTTCCGGGTTTTCACTTTTCATATTCGCTAAAAAATCATAAAAACTTAATCCATATTTCCCTTTGGTATGAAGACGTTCTTGAAAAGTAAAAAAATCAACAATATTGTTTCCTATGCGAGATCTCGGAGATTGATCTTTCGCTTGATCACCGATTTTTTGTAATTCTTGATACTCTTCTTTTATATCTTGGAAAGTAATCGGTTTTATTTTTTCAGTAATTTCTCTCTTTTCAAATTCCGTATAATTCTCTTCAATCATTAGAATAATGTTTAAAGAGAGAAAAAAATCGTATTCTCTCTTTATTCTAATCATTGTCATTATTAGAATATTATTTTATTCGTTTATTCGTTTATTCGTTTATTCGTTTATTATTATCATATTATTTGTATTTTTATATAATAATTATGGATATTTCAATTGTAACTTATGGCTCTGGATATAATTATGATATCTATGAGAGATTTATAGGAAGTATTACAAATACAGGATTTAAAGGTGATATTTATATAATGATACAAGAGGGGGATACCGAGATTTTACTGAAAATAAAAGAAAAATATAAAAATGTAATTACATATTTAGATAATTTACAACAACATAGTCATATAAATTGTCATCGGTTTTTTGTTATACAAGAATTTCTAAATAAACATGATATAAAAAATAAATATATTTTTTTGTGTGATTTTAGAGATGTATTATTTCAAAAAAATATTGAATTATATGATTATAGTGATGATTATGATTTATATGTTTTTTTAGAAGGGATTACAATTCATTCTGAGAAAGATTATAACACACCATGGTTATTAGAATTAGAAAACATATTTAATGAAAAATTTTATGAAAAAATATGTGATAATAAAATTATATGTTGTGGAACTACTTTAGGAAAGGTAAATTCTATCAAAGAATACATTAATGAAATGTGTAGAATATTATTGACTTATCAAATTAAATACAATTTAGACCAAGGAATACACAACTATTTAATTTATGTAAATAAATTTTCATTCAAAATTAAATTATTAAGTAATACAGAAAATTTAGTAAATACCGTTGGTTGTGATGTTCATAAATTAAATGATGATAATTTTGTGGTAAATAAAGATAATCATGTGTCTTTTGTAGTTCATCAATATGACCGTTTTTGTTCTGAATATAGACAACGTTTAACTGATAAATTTGGATTTAATTTCAATATTTAGTCCGATGAACATTTATAACAAAGTGTATTGTAATTCTTCAAAACTATAATTATTAAATTATAAATATAAAAAAGATATAAAATTAAAATACTTATTCAAATTAAAATGGTAAAATCTATCAAAGATATTCAACATGTACTTTATATTAATTTAGATCATCGAAAAGATCGTAAAATACATGTCGAAGATCAACTTGGAAGAATCGGAGTTCCACTTGGATCCATCGAGAGATATCCAGCTATTCAATTGATCAAAGGAAGTGGGGCAATTGGATGTACAATGAGCCATCTACGTTGTCTTAAAAAAGCTAAAGACTCTGGATGGGATCATGTATGTATTGTTGAAGATGATATTGAATTTTTACAACCGAGTTTGTTTGTAAAACAAATGAACCATTTTTTAGAAAATCATCCAGTATGGGATGTCCTTTTATTAGGTGGGAATAATGTACCTCCTTATCAAAAAATAGATGATACATGTGTTCGAGTAGGGTCATGTCAAACAACCACAGGTTATTTAGTAAAAAATCATTATTTTGATAAATTGATTGAAAATATAAAGGAAGGACTAGAATTATTATTTCGAAATCCAGAAAACCATTTTTTATATGCGATTGATAAATATTGGTTTCATCTTCAAAAAGTGGATTTTTGGTACTTGATTATTCCTTTGACGGTTACGCAGCGAGCGGATTATAGTGATATTGAAAAAAGACCGACAAATTATCTTAGGGTGATGACGGATCTAGATAAACCGTATCTTACAGGGACACCAACTCCTAAAAAATAATGGGTCTAAATCTTTAAGGATACAAACTCTTAATTATTATATCATATATATATAATACAAAATGGAAACCGGATTAACTATGTTGTTACATTCACTATTATTAGGAATATTGATATACCTTTTTATGATTTATATCTTAGGACAAAAACAAGTCGTAGCCGAAAATAGAAGTATATTACTATCAGCCGTGATATTGATTTATATGATTTTATTCGGTCACGGAATGCCTACAAGTATAAATAAGAATTTATTTTAGATATTCAATGGTGTAAATGATATATTATATTCAATCAAGATTTAAAAGTAAATTTCATAATTTATATATTATGAAATTTATACAAAAGTTTATACAAAAGTTTATACCAAAAGAAATACCAAAACCAATGGGTAGATGGAAATTGGATTATTGTAATACAAAATTAAATAACAAGATCGATTTATCGAATGAAGACCATTGTGGTCCATGTGGTCAATATGCAATTACAAAAAATGAGTTAAAACATGTAAATATGAATACGGTTAGTGATATAAAAAATGACGTAACTCATAAAAAAACGTAATCTAGGTCTTCATACAAAAACGTTTATCAATGGATTTTGCTCAACTTTCATAAAGGGATTTTTGCTCTACATTTATCAAGGGATTTTTGCTCCACTTTTTTTAAAAAGTGGATATATCAACAAAATATTTGTCGGTGTTTAACATCATGATATTTGTCTTGAAATAATCATGTAAATGGTGTCCAATTGCATAATCCTCTAAATATTCTTTTTCGATTTTCTCTCGTTGTTTAATTAAATAAAAAACGGCTTCATAAGAGAGAAAATAAAAACGTCCACTACAATATTTTGTTACATATACTGGTAGATGAACAGGTAATTCAGGGTGAATTAAATGATATTTCGATAAATAAGGTTGTTGTACATCTACAATATGACCTCCATAATGACACTTTGAATTTTCAGAATTCTTTGAAAGTAATCCTATTATAATATCTAAAAATGCTGGTTTGATTAGCTCTTGATCATCATCTGTCTTAAAAATATAGTTAAAATCGAATGATTGATAAATTGCGTTATATGCGGCAATCACTTTTTTAGGAAGGGAATTATAATCGTCGTCGGTTTTTACAATTAGTTTTCTCTCTTCTTCAACAAATTGAAAGTCGGTAGATAGATTTGGATCGCCTAATACATGATAATAAGTGATTTGTGAAGTAAGTGAGGATAGCCAAGTTTTACGTTGATGATCTGATTTGTAAATATATTTATGACAATTCATGATAAGAAGAATTATTTTTTTTTCTTTCTTTAGAAATATTTCCATTCTTTATAATATAGATATATTTGTATCTATATTATTTGTAATTTGTAAATTCTATTTGTATAAAAATTATATAATATATAATATATAATATAATATATAATGTTTAATGTATTTGTATATTGTGGAGGAAAATGTGGAGGTTTAACTTTGTTTCATACTTTTTTAAAAAATGATTATCAAAGTATTCACACCCATAGTAATAATTATTATCAAGAAACTTCTCGTGATAAATATACTATTTTTGATAATATTAATTTATCTTCTAAAAATTATGAAAAAATTTATATAATTGATAGTTACCGAACCCCAATTGAAAGAAGTATATCTTCTTTTTTTCAAAATATAGAATTACATTTACCAAATTATAAAAATTTATCTATTCAAGAAATAGTTTCTTTTTTTAATAATCATAATTTATACAAGCTTGAAGATTATCATCCAATGAATGAAGTTTTAACACATTATAATATTCCATTATTCGATAATTTTAATTTTAAAAAAGGATATAATATGATTAAACAAGATAATAAAATATTTATTAAACTTTTATTTAAAGATATAAATAATTGGGATAAAATATTAAGTGAAATATTTGGAAAAAATATTATTATTCACAATGATAACTTAACAGAAAATAAAGAATATAACTATTTATATAAAAAATTTAAAGAAAATTATAAAATTCCAAAACATTATTTATTGAATGAATTAATCCATGATCGTGAATTTAAAATATACAATACGGAAACAGAACAAAGTAAATATATTGAAGAATGGTTGAAAAAATCATATTAACTTTGAAATATTATATTCTTTAAAATAAGTATTTAATCATTATTTCATTTATTATACAGAATGATTACTTGTCAAATTATGGGCGGATTAGGAAATCAACTTTTCCAGATTTTTACTACCATCGCTTACGCCTTGGAACAGAAGCAAACATTCGGGTTTGTTTATCATAAAACATCCTATGGGATTACGCCTCGATCTACCTACTGGGAGAATTTATTGGTATCTTTAAAAAAGAATACACATCCTTCTTTACCAAAAGAAGAAAAAATCATAAAAGAAAATGGATTTGAATACCATAAATTACCATCTATCATTCCTTCTCTCGTTCCTTCTTCTCTCATTTTATTATTCGGCTATTTTCAAAGTCATCTCTATTTTGAAAAGTATTGGGATCAAATTTATAAAATGGTCAATTTTGATTTGTTAAAAGAAAGAGTTCGAGAGAAAATTCGAAAGCTACCTTTACGCGTTGAAAAAACACAAAGTAACATATCCATTCCATCATCCAATCTTTTAACTAGAGAAATAAATGAGAAATGGTATAAAAATGCTATTAGTATCCATTTTCGTATTGGAGATTATAAAAATCTTCAGGACTATCATAACATTATATCTTATGAGTATTATCAAAAAAGTATTCATTTTATACTTGATGAAATTGAAAAAAGAGAGAAAAAAAAGACAATTCAACAACCCCAGCAACCCCAACAAACAAGTCAATCCATTCATATTTTATATTTCTGCGAAGAAAAGGATAAAGAGGAGGTAAATATCATTCTGAAAAAACTCAAAACCGTATTTCCAACCATTGAATTCATAAAAGCAACGGATGAATTGGAAGATTGGGAACAAATGCTATGGATGAGTTGTTGTAAATACAATATTATTGCGAATAGTACATTTAGTTGGTGGGGGGCTTATTTAAATACGGCTCCAGATCGAATTGTTTGTTATCCTTCCACTTGGTTTGGACCCAAAAAGAACCATTTAAACACGAGTAATTTATTTCCAACCTTTTGGAAAAAAATCGAATAATATAAGATAGATAAGATAAGATAAAATAAAAGATAAAATAAGATAATCCTTCACTAAAATACGATATTTTCTGTATATTTTTTATGTTTGACACTTTGAAGATGTTCCAACCGTCCACTGCATCTTATGGTAGATCCACAATCACAAAGATAAGTTTCTTTTTGATTGGCTAATATTTTTTCTTTGTTTTTTTGATACCAGTTATCTTTATAATTTTTGGCTTTTTCCTTGTTTTCCTGAGAATATGTTTTTGTTTGTTCCAATATTTTTTCCTTGTTTTTTACATAATATTCTTTACATTGTTTTTGAATTTTATCTTTATGGCTCTCGTTGTATTTTTTCTTCGTTTCTTTGATTTTATCGGTATTTTTCTTTATTCCATTCTCTACTTCTTTTTTTGTTTTTGTTTGGTTTGCTTCTATTTGTTCTGCTTGTTCTTCTTCTTTTGTTATGATTGAATTCTCTTCAACCATAACACAATCCTTTGTTTCATATAAAAGATGTTTTTGTGTATTCAAATGTCGAGCTTGATTTTTACAAGTATATTCACTTCCACATTCACATTTGATCACTTGACTGTTTTTTTCTTTCAATTCCATCGAATGTTTCTTTTTCCATTCTTTTTGCATATGAGAAATTTCTTCTTTATTTTCTTCGCGATAAACCTTTTGTTTCACCAATATTTGTTCCTTGTTTTTTTCATGATATTCCTTCAAATATTCTTTGATTTTCTCCTGGTGTTTCTCTGCGTATCCTTTCTGGTAATTCAGTTTTTCTTCTTTATGTTCTTCATAATTCAACTTGGCTTTTTCCAAGATTTTCTCTTTATTTTTCTCATACCATTCTTTTTTTTGGTCTTTGATTTTTTCAATATGTGAATGAATATATTTTTGTATTTTGTCGCAGTTAATCTTACGGTAAACCTTCGCATTTTCTGCAATTTTTTCTCGGTGAATAATTCGGTATATTTTTTTATATTCTTTTGTCGTTTTTCGATTAGGTATTTTTATGTTTAACGAAGAAGATAACAATTCAATCCAATAGGCTTCTCTTTCTCTCGCTTCATTCACATTATTACAAGGAAACTGTTCAATTCCTACCATTTCCCAATTGTCCCAACCACCATGTAAACGAATGTTTTGATATATTTTATAATGATACCCTTTTTGATTTGGATTGATACATGAATTTTTATGTAATCGGTAACGTTGTTTAAAACATGTGGTATGACCAATATATGTATCCGTAATTTTATCATCTTTACATTTTATTTCATATATGACGGTATTAAGGTAATCTGCTAAAGTATTTGCCGACATATTTTAATAAGTTAACATATTTTTAAATTATTTTCCAAACGAATATTAAAAGTCTTCCGAAAATTCGAATACGTCATTATTTTTCTCTTTATTGGCGAGACTATAAAGCGAATTCTGACGTTCGAAGAAATTCGTTTTTCCTTCCAAGCTAATCAGCTCCATAAAATCAAATGGATTGGTAGCGTGATAGATTTTATCATACCCTAATTGCAGACATAAACGATCCGCAATAAATTGAATGTATTGGGTCATTAATGTCGAATTCATACCAATCAAACGACAAGGAAGCGCATCGCAAATAAATTCGATTTCAATTTCAACGGCTTCTTTAATGATATCATGAATACGCGTTTTATTGATTTTTTTTTGTAGTTTGGAGTATAATAAAATAGCGAATTCAGTATGAAGGGCTTCATCTCTAGAAATGAGTTCATTTGAAAAAGTAAGCCCAGGCATTAATCCGCGTTTTTTCATCCAGAAAATACTGCAAAATGCTCCGGAGAAAAAAATTCCTTCGATACAAGCAAAAGCGACTAAACGCGTAGCAAAACTACTTCGATTATCATTAATCCATTTTTGCGCCCAATCCGATTTCTTTTTAATGCAAGGATAATTATCAATGGCACTAAAAAAACGTTGCTTCTCTTCTTGGTTTTTAATATATGTTTCAATCAATAAACTATAGGTGTGAGAATGTATATTTTCCATCGCAATTTGAAACCCGTAAAATGCTCTTGCTTCTGAAATTTGAACATCTGACATAAAACGAACCGCTAAATTCTCTAGAACAATTCCATCACTCGCAGCAAAAAATGCTAAAATCATCGAAATGAAGTATCTTTCCTGATCATTTAACATCTCCCAATCATTTATATCTTTGGTTAAGTCGATTTCTTCGGCGCGCCAGAAACAATCGACTTGTTTTTTATACATTTGCCATATGTCTTCGTGTTGAATTGGAAACATTACAAATCTGTTATGGTCTGGTGTTAATATTGGTTCAGAATTATGTTTGGACATCCTAAATAATATATAACAAAGATTTTATATTTGTTTAATAAATGAATTATTTTAGGGATATGGGAAATTGGTTGAATTTGAACGAATGGGTGTTTGTTTGAGTAAATATAATCATTTCTTATTATAATATAAACCTAATCCTTATTCAAAATATGAAAATAGAAATGGAAATGATACGAAAAAAAACATATTCAAAAAATCGTCCATCCTTGGAACCAAACAATATTATTCGCAGCAGCATCAATACCAATAACAATACCAATAATAATAATGCGATGATTGTTCCTTATGAAACCAATCAATTAGAAAATCCTTCCTTATCTGAACGCGATCAATGTCTAATGAAAATAGAAAATGAAATTAAGTATAAGAGAGAACTTTTATTGAATAAACGCAAACATTTGAAGAAAATAATGAACCAAAATGAGTTTTTGAAGGAAGTCATGACGGATTATACCAAATATTATGATTATATCATCGAACAAAAAAAAGAACAACTCACTGCGTTAGACATGTTGAATAAATATATCGAAAGTCTCATCCAAACGGAGAAATTGACTTCTGAAAATATAGAAGATGCCAAGAAAGAACAGCAAAAAATAGCACATGAAGTGAAAAAAATAAAAAAAAATCTAGATTCGTTGTTAGTATGAAAAATAGAAGATAATTATTATTTTATTATTATTTTATTATTATTTTATTTTTATAATATAAAGAGAAAATGGTTCAAGCAAGAATAAATGATCATTCAAATGGTAATTTTTTAGATAATTTTAATAACAGTTTATTGAATTTACAAAGTATTGTGAACACGAATGAAGAAAAAAGCAAGGCTTTTAATATTAATCAAATTAATTTATTACAAACTTTAGGAGCGATTAGTCTTAAGTTAAAAGAATTAAGTGATAAATTCCCGGAATTCAAAAGAACAATTGAGCAACAAAAGAAAACGATCGAAGAGATGAAAATGGAAATTCAAAATAAAGATCAGGAATTCGCAAAATCAAACCAGGAAATCCAGGAGTTACGTGGAGAAAAACAAGGGTTAGAAAGCGAAATCAAGAATGTTCAAGAAAAAATGAATGAACTTTTACAAAACAACCAACAAGAAATACAAAAAGTGCAAGGAGAAATTAATTCCATGGAACAAAAATATTCCGAGCTTGAAAAAAGTGGTAATGAGAGAGATCAGCAAAATAAAATGAAATTAGAACGTGCCATGATTGAAAAAGAAGCAGAATTGGAAAAATTAAAAGGAGAACATAATGATATTTTACAAACTCAACAAGGTAGTTTGGAAAAACTGCAAGAAGAACATTCCAATGTTTCCACGGATTTACAAAAATTAATGCAGGAAAATACCGAATTGAGAAAAGAAAATGAACAATTTATTGAAAATATCAAACGTGCTACCAATGTGATTTATGAGGTCGTTGAAAAAATGCAAAGAATTCATGATGATCGAGATATGTCTTCGAAATTTAAAAATTATTATGACGAAATTAATGGATATATACAATCCATTAGTAGTGCATTACAAGGAAATGAACCACAAACTGCAGGTAAAAAGGGGAGAAAATCCATGAAAAATAAGAGAAAAACAAAGAAAATGAAGCGAAAAAGTGTGAAAAAATATTTTGGTGGGCTTGCCCACAGAGGTGGATTTATCCATAAAGGTGGATATGTCTATAAAAATAAAAGAAGTACCAAACGCTTTTCAAGTAGATTTACCAAACGTAGAAGTTCTAGGTAATTGATTTATTGCATCTTTTTATTGCATGTATTTATTGCATGTATTTATTGCATGTATTTATTATATACCTTTGTAAGTAATCAAAACGATTACTCACAAAGCAAAGAGTTTCTATAGGAAATTTATGAAAAATAATAAAATCAAAAACGTTTATTATTTTTGTTAGACCTTTGCACCTTTCAAACGCCGATTTTATATATCATCATTCGGCTTTACAGAATGATTGAATATAACAAAGGCGATTTATCGGTTGCAAAGTAACATTTATCTAATAACATTCAAAGATGCCGACCCTTGAGGTCGGCATTTGAAATGTTAAAAGGTGTAAAAGAGATTTATCAAAGAAGAAAAACTGAAAAATAGTTTGATGTGTTATTCGTTTTATTTTATACTGGTCAAAAATTAGTAAATGGATCTTGGTATATTTCTTATATAAATTAATTTACTTTTTTTGCACCTTTGCATATTTTGAATGCACAAAGTAACAGTTGCTTTTCACTCATTTATGTCTCTTTTAGGGGCGTTTTCATAACTTGTGAAATGAGAAAAGGTGTAAAATGTAATGGTTTTTTATTTTTAAGCAGTTCTTCTCCACATTGCTACTGTTATATATGGAGGGTAGTTACCATTAGTAGTGGTAGAGGATATTGTTTTGCTAGTAAAAAGATTGTTAGTATCATCAGACTGATATATTTTTTGAGCATCTCCAGTGCTACTATATGATGTTTGATGTGAGTAAGAACTTGCATCCTCAGTTTGGAATCTTTTATAATAACTGTCGCTGCCATTATGTACATACCATTGATGATTATGTGGTTGAACCGTTGAATATCCACCACTAGTACCCAGACTAGAAAAACCAGTCACACCACTACCATACGCTGCTAATACTTTAGAAGAAGATATCGCAACCCAAGTACTTGTATATCCTGATTCAGTAGGCCAATCTAATAAATCGTTTGGACTACTCGTACTAGCATAATTCATATATATCGATCCGACCGGATAAATCATATTTAATATGGTGTATTTTAAATTTGAACCAAGAGAACCTGAAACACTAAGAGTATCACTACTCGTTCCTAATACAATTTGATTACTGGCTGTAATTTTGGCATTTGCTCCAATCGCGGTTGAGTCATGGTAAGCTGTACCATTTGAACCATTATTTGTAACATCGGCATTTATTCCTATCGCTGTATTATTGTAACCAGAATAGTTATAATATAATGCACCATATCCTACCGCTGTGTTATTATAACCTGTCGTACCATTGTATGATGCATTATATCCGAGTGCTGTATTTTGAGAACCTGTCGTATTTTTATTTAATGCATTTCTACCCACTGATGTATTTTGAGAACCTGTCGTATTTTGAATTGATGATTCAGTTCCGACTGCTGTATTGTCATAACCTGTCGAATTGTTATATAATGATTGATATCCGAGTGCTGTATTATTATTACCTGTCGTACCATTATATAATGTTCGATGTCCGACTGCGGTATTTCGACTACCTGTATCATTATTATATAATGATTGAACTCCGAATGCTATATTGTTAGTACCTGTCGTATTAGTATATAATGATTGATATCCGAATGCGTTATTGTTATTAGCTGTCTTATTAAAATATAATGATTGATATCCGATTGATGTATTGTTACTACCTGTCGTACCACTGTATAATGATTGAAATCCGACTGCGGTATTGTCATCACCTGTACTATTAGAAAATAATGATTGATATCCGAATGCGGTATTGTTATCAGCTGTACTATTAGAAAATAATGATTGATATCCAACTGCGGCATTGTAAGAACCTGTACTATTAGAAAATAATGATTTATATCCAACTGCGGTATTTTTAACACCTGTTGTATTAGAATATAATGATTGAAGTCCCATTGATGTATGGCTATCACCTGTCGTATTATTAATTAATGCATCTTTACCGACTGATGTATTGAGAGAACCCGTCGTATTAAATTGTAATGATTGAACTCCGACTGCTGTATTACTAGAACCTGTCGTATTATATTGTAATGATTGATTTCCGACTGATATGTTGTAAGAACCTGTCGTATTAGATAGTAATGAATAATATCCGACTGCGATATTGTCAGAACCAGTCGTATTAGAATATAATGATTGATATCCGACTGCGTTATTGTAAGAACCCGTCGTATTATTAATTAACGCATCTTTACCGACTGCGGCATTATTATTACCTGTCGTATTAGATTGTAATGATTGAACTCCGACTGCTGTATTGTAATAACCCGTCGTATTAGATTGTAATGATTGATTTCCGACTGCGGTATTTTCAGTACCTGTCGTATTAGAATATAATGATTCAACTCCGACTGCTGTATTGTAATAACCCGTCGTATTAGATTGTAATGATTGATTTCCGACTGCGGTATTTTTAAAACCCGTCGTATTAAATTGTAATGATTGAACTCCGACTGCTGTATTGTAATAACCCGTCGTACCACTGTATAATGCATTATATCCGACTGCTGTATTTTCATAACCTGTCGTATTAAATTCTAATGATCTATATCCGACTGCTGTATTGTAATAACCCGTCGTATTAGATTCTAATGATTGAGATCCGATTGATGTATTGAAAGAACCTGTCGTATTAGTAATTAACGCATATTTACCGACTGCGGTATTTTCAGTACCTGTCGTATTATTTTGTAATGATTGAGATCCGACTGCGGAATTGTAAGAACCTGTCGTATTAGATCGTAATGATTGACTTCCGACTGCTGTATTATAATTACTATTACCTGTACTACCATTTTTTAACGCTTGATATCCTATTGCAGTATTATAAATTCCACTACTACCTAAATAATTTATTAGTGCTTCACTACCAAAAACGGTGTTTGAAGAACCAGTGATACCATTTGAAATATCTTGATAATTACCTAAATTACTATAACTCGTGCTTTGGTTCCATTCATAAACATAATTACTTGCGTTATTCGATAAAGTAGTAGCATCATTTAATCCAAATATAACTGCAATATTTTGTCCAAATTGTGAAATATTTATCCCGTAAGTAAATGTTGTACTAGTATCGTTAATTGGTGCTTGTAAATTATTCATAGTAAACGAATTTCCATAATTGGAAGAAAGGTATAGGTTATAATAAGATGTATTTTTTCGAATAATTCCAACATATTGACCTGTTGCAGATAATGAAACAGAAACTATGTTTCCAGAAACAATACTACTAAAGGAAGATCCGTAATTGGTAGATAAATAGAGATTACTACTCGTTGATATTAACTGATATTGTCCAGAAGCAGAGATACTACTAGAAAGAATTGAAGTATATGATGTATTTTTACTCCAAGTAGCACCATAATCTTTAGATAAATATGTAGCAACTGAACTACCACCAATTAGTTGATATTGTCCAGAAGCTGATATTGAACAAGTAGTATAACTAGTACTAACAGGTATAGAACTACTACTAATAATTGTCCAGTTTGAACCAAAATCACTTGATAAATAAGCACCAGCACTAGTACTACTACTATTGGCTGTGATCAATTGATATTGACCAGAGGAAGATATCGCGCAATAAGAAAAATATTCAATTGAACTAAAATAACTAACAGCAGAAAAAGTAGAACCGAAATCAGAAGATAAAAATACACCACCATTATTCTTTCCATCAGCAACGACTAATTGATATTTTCCTGAAGCTGAAATGGAAGAAGAATTAAATATACAAGAAGCATATTCATCAGTATTTAATAAACCATATTTTGTCCAAGATAATCCATAATTATTAGATGTCAAAATAGCATTATTTACATTTTGTCCGTTAGTATTACCTAATGTTATAACCTGATATTTTCCAGAGGATGAACTTGAAACAGATTTAAAATATGGGTAATTAGTAGAATAATAATTGGTAATATTGGAAGTATTGGAAAAATTACTATAATTATAATTCACAATATCTTGTCCAAAATCGGCAAATATATCTGTATATCCAGTTGATCCTCCTCCTCCTCCTGAAGAATTGGAGGTAATGGTTGCGGTTGTAGTAGAACCCGTAGTACCTATACTTAACGATAGCCCAGTACTAATATTCAAAATAGATACATTATTATTACTAGCATCTGATCCATTTGTTACGGTAATATATGCTTTTCCAGTTGATCCTGTTGCTCCAGTTGCTCCAGTTGGTCCTGTTGGTCCAGTTGCTCCAGTTTCTCCAGTTACTCCAGTAGAATCACCTTTTTCTCCTTTAGGTCCTGTTGCTCCAGTTACTCCAGTTGCTCCTGTTTGTCCAGTTGCTCCTGTTGCTCCAGTTGCTCCAGTTGCTCCAGTTGCTCCAGTTTTTCCTGTTTGTCCAGTTGCTCCTGTTGCTCCAGTTGGTCCGGTTGCACCGGTTGGTCCAGTTGCTCCTGTTACTCCTGTTGCTCCAGTTTTTCCAGTTGCTCCTGTTGGTCCAGTTGCTCCTGTTGGTCCAGTTGCTCCTGTTGCTCCTGTTGCTCCAGTTTTTCCAGTTGCTCCTGTTGGTCCAGTTGCTCCTGTTGGTCCAGTTGCTCCTGTTACTCCTGTTGCT